CCATTCCTGGTGTAAGTTGCTGCTAAACCATGGCCATAAGTAGGATCTAAATATGCAGCCATGTCAGACTCTGTTTCATATTTAATTTGACTCATGCTGCTTCCTCTAAAACCAGCGTTAACATTCCAACATTATCTGGTTGCACTTCAACCACTAAATATGTGGTTGCTGGCTTGATAACATTGCCTTGATCTGTTGTAACAGCATCAACAATTAATTTATCTTGATGAGATATAAAAGGAGCATCGCTGGCCTTTAATGTGGCCCTGGGTTGATAACCTTCAGCTGCAATGCTGTTGCCTTCAATGGCAAAATAATCCTCATCCATAATTAAACTTATATTCTGTGATGCTCCAGAATCTATGTCATACCAGGTATCAATTAAGCCTGGCCTGGTATCCCAAAAAGTGTCTTGCACCTCAAAAAAAGTACCAGTGATTCCAAAACCTACGCTTGAATCTACATAGGAACTGAAATCAGCAGCACTTTCTAGGGCCATTATTTGGCCTTAGATCTTTTCTTTGGTTTTGGAGTTTCAGAAACTTCCAAGCCTACGCTTCTATTGCTTTCTTTTTTCTCTTTAGCAACATGAACGCTTGCTTTATTACAACCAATTAAAATGTGGGCCTCAGATTGAGAAACCTCAATCACATCGCCAGCGTGAACTCTTTTACTATTAGCAACTGTGTCTGCCAAAATTAAAACTTTCATATTTTTTCCCTGTTTAAAGCTGGCGGACACTAGGCCCGCCATCTTATTAGTGGTTAACACCAGTTATTAAGAACCAACTACAAATGAGACTGGATTTCTTACTGCCGCATCTACAGATTGCAGAGCAACCACACGAACAGTTCCAGAACTTGAAGATGTATAAGGATCAACAACTAAATCTAATCCGCCAAAGAAGCCGATTAGCAAGTCGCTAAAGTTTCCAAATACATAGTTGTTAGCAGTTAACTGATTAGAAACAACTATTGGATAGCCATTCATGCCATTGCCATCTGCAATAAAGATACCGCTTCCAGTGTCTTTAGATGTAGTTTTTAATTTTCCATAGTTAGTAGGATGAACAATGTATGAAAGTCTACCTAATAGAGCATTATCTGCACTGATTGCTGATTCCAAACTAACCATTTCTGGCCATGTTGGAGCCGCAGCAGAAGTTAATGAAACAGTATTAATGCCAGTAGTATTTGTAATACCTGTTGGCTTACCATTGTTTCCATCGCCTTCTAAACAAGCATCATCAATTGCAATCGCCATTCCAGCTGCAAGATCTTGTCTAATTAGATTTTCAATATCCAAGGAAGATTGGATCATAAGCTGTCTTGTAACATCTGTGAAAGCACCTAAAGTTTTAGGTGTCATTGAGATGCTACCGATTGTCATTTCTGACTCACTAGCTGCTCCGCCTTCTGCACTAATAAAAGCCGCAGTTGAAGCCGCAGTTTTCTTAGGGATCTTAACATCGCCAGATAGGCCATTAAGATTAGTTGCTAAAGGCATAACTGCTGAGTTATTTCTAAGAACATCGATAAAATCTTGTCCTCTGTAATCCTCACCAATTAAATCGCCATCACTACCAGCAGACATATCACGCTGATTCCAATTAGCCATGACTTCAGCTGGAAGCATAACTCCCTGGGCTGTTCTGCCATATGCTTCTTGTGCAGCTTCTGAACATTCCATTTCAAATCGTGCAGCTTCTTGTGCTTTACGATCTGTTGGATTTGCCATTGCATTAATAGCACGCATAACGCTGAATCTTTGTGTTTCAGCTTTGCTTAAACCAATTTCATTTGGAGTTTCTAAAGGCACATCATTAGAAATAGTTTCTAGTAATTGTCCTCTGAACTCGTCAACTGATAATTGATCTTGAATAGCTTGATTGCCTAAATCTCTTTTATTGTGCTTTGCAGCAAGATCTAAAATCTCTTTTGAGTTTTTAGCAAATTCTTTTCTTGCTTCGTCTGCACTTTGAGATCTAACTTCATCAAGATTAATTTCTTGTTTTTCGTTTTCCATTATTTTCACCTTTGTGTTTGGAAGTTTGTTAGATTTAGAACGGCCCACGCCAACTTGCTTGGATTGATCTGCTGGGATTGAAACCACGGATGCTTCCATAGGTGTCCAACTAGCCCTGTAATGATCGCCAATCTCCTTATTGCTTGCCTGTTCCAGTTTATTTACTCTGTAGCCAACGGATATGTTTCTTTTTATGCCGTCTTTTACATCATCAAAGACTTCACGAGCAAGAGCAGATTTACCAAATCTTACTACCGCAACTGTTCTTTTTGCGGCCTCATCAAGTTTATATTCTTCAACAACACCTATTTGTTCTTCCATATTATGGTTGTTCAATAATGGTGCTGATCCAGAGGCCATGAATGACATATCCACATCCTCTGCTTTATGGCTTAGAACCTCTAAACCAAATGACCTTTCAACTCCGCTTTCGGATGACACTCCTATGCGAACTCGTCTGGTTTCTTCATCAATGTAAGATGCCCTGGAGAGATCTATTGTTCGATAAGTTACCTCATCTTCAAATAGTCTTTCTTGTTCATCTTCCTCAACATCCTCAATGACTTCAGCAGAGTCAATTAAATCTTCTGCTTCTGTTTCGCTGAGGATGGGATTTTCACTTTTAAATTCCATGCTTACCTCGCTAGGATGTTTTTCATTTGGCGTAATTGCCTCTTGAAACTTGTTAAAACTTTTTTCTTTATTCATTTGCTCTACTTTGCCTTTTGACCAGGTGAAGCCAGCGTTGCCACCCCAGAGATCCCAGGCAATTCTCCAGGCAGTTGGCCCACCATCGTTTTCTTTTTTGTCGTAAAACTTTGCTTTGTTATTGCTATGCCTGGAAAAAAAGCTATACATTCTTTTTATTGTTGAATCAGATAGATTTTCTCCAGCCACAATTTGCCTGGCTCTTATAGCACCAGTCCTGGTTCCGCCACGGCCATATTCTGCTCGTTGGGCCAAGGCTCTTTTTGCAGCTGCTTTCATGCCCTCATTAGGTCTAGCCATCTTCATCTTCCTGGTTGCCACCTTGTACAATTGCCTCTACTGGTGCTTTCTGGCCAAATGGCTGGAATGCAGTTTCAATGCCGTACTGTGCTGCTAATTCTTGTTCTTTTTGATGTTGTTCAAATGTTTCCTCTACATCTTTTCCATAACTAGAAACAATATCTGAGTAGGTAACAATTCCATTTTGTAGGCCAACCACATTGGCTTGCATTTCTTTTAATGGATCTATCCAGGGGAAAGATCTTGGAATGTAATTTATTGAATTGGCAAACTTGTTAAATTTACCGATTGGCAAGTTAATAGCCTTGGTTGTTATGGCCATTTCTAACCAGCGTTTAAATACAACATCTATAAAATGCTGAACAATAAATTCTTGCCAGATCTGAAAGTTAGATCTATCTTCTAAAGCACCCTGGCGGATAGAGGAATAGTTAACTGAAGTTAAGTCATTACTTAAAGCGTGATATGAGATATTAAGGCCAGATGCAATAGATCTTAAAACTGTAGTTGTAAAAGATTCAAATGCACTTGTTGGATGATTAGGATCAAATGTTTGGAACTCCTGGCCGCTGCTTAATTGATGGAAGGTTCCAGGCTCTACATTCATAACTGGGTTAAATGTATCTTCAGTATCATCGCCAACAAATGAATTGCCGTCTGGCGAAGTAAAGAAACCCATTTTGCTGGCCCCTAATCTAGCAGCAATAATCTCAGCCTCTAAATAACCATCTAATTGTTTTACATTAGCCATGGCTGTTGCTATGTGGCTTACACCTCTTGTTTGCTCGGCCCTGTTAGGCATATAGCAATGAGTTATTTCTTCTGCTGGAACTCTTATATGCTTTTTGTTGTATTTAGCAGAGTAAGTGGTGTCATATGGATGTTCTTTAAATAAATGATAAGCAACTGGCCGATAGTAAGAATCAACCTCAACACCCATGCAGATCTTATTACCATTTTTTGCTGTAGTGTTTAAATCTTCATCCAAGTAATCAGCTTCTAAAAATTGTATGTGATAACCAAAAGAATTTTTATTAGTTTTTATATGTCTAACTAAAACCTCGCCATCTCTGGCCAAAGATTCTACAAACAATTTTTGACAATCAAGAAATGACATTTTGCCGTTTGCAGTTGGCACTCCGTACTTAGTCCATTGCTTCCAGGCATCTTCTATTTGTCTGTTGGCCAGAAGATCTAAAGATCCATTATCATTTCTGGCCTTAGATGAGATCCTAACTCCATGCTTGCCTATTACATTTGAGATCATTAGGTTTAAATAACGATTAATGTATGAGTTGTTTCTAGCTAATTCCCTGGCTCTATCTCTTAGAGTTCTTAGATTATCTTTTATTTCAGCATTAGCTGATTTGCTAGATGTTAAAAAGTCAGCAAACAACCTTCCAGTTGATGCTCCTTGATAACTTCTTTTAAAAGTTTTCTTCTGTTGCTTAGGAGTTCGATTAAAAATGTTGTTGTACCAGGCCATTATGTTAAGTCTGTTGGATTGAATGTTGAGTGTTTACCAAATCTAACTTTGATATTGTTGCCAGTGCCCTTGTTATTCTTGGCCCTGGCTTGTTTTAGTTCTTGCAAGTATTCAGTTTTAAAACGATCTCTAAAACTCATTAATTCGTCTATAGACATCCTGGAAAGAGATCTACCAGCAATGCTCATTGATGATTGATCCATGGTGGCTCTGTTTAAGGCCACAGCTTCAATCGCATCAAGCA